GTTGCGGAGATGGACGACCTCCAGATCCGCCGTTTAGTTGCTCTGTGCAACTTAGAGTTGGACGAGAGGAAGGAGAAAGCCCAGAAGGCGGGCTAACCCTTTCTCAGATCAAGGGCCACGAAAGTGGCCCCACATTTAAGTAAAAAAAAGTGAGAAGCCAAGTGAGAAAATCGCAATTAATTAACAACATTTTTATTTACAGAGTTCATCAGGGCCAAACGGTTCAAGATGCGTCTGTAGACAGAAAGATGTTGTTCAGGAAGTCAGTTGATCAATTGAAGCAAATAATGCGCGTTGAGTATGAGCTGGCAAACAAAAACGAAGGAGCCGCGTAAGCGGCCTTTTTTTTGCCTAAAAATAATTAAATTATTTTGTATAAATAGTTGTACAACGACACGGGATTAGTAGTATAATTCTTTCGTCTTAAACAAAACAGGAATGAAAGTATGAGAGAAAAGCTAGAGAAAGATGAGTTGGATCTTGAAGTCTACACAAGGATCAAGAGGGCTGAGCAAAGATTCAACGGTCAGTTTTTTACCAAAGCTGCAAAGAAAAACGCTATTGGCGATCTTAACTTTGCTTACTATTTGCTCAGAAGGGAAGCGTTCGCTAATTTTGCAGATGCCGTTGACCGGGAAGAATTGTTTGCCACTCCAATGAATAACATTCCTTATGACTTGCATCAGGTGCGCGAAGCAAAGCACAAAGACGTTTTTGAACAGTACGGTGATTGGGATGCGGTTGTTGAGCTTGTCGAGCTTCGAGCGTTTTACAATAGTCAGGATGTTTTTGCAAAGCCGAAAGCTGTCAAAAGCGAAGGTCACAGGACAGAGCGATCTGCTAAGCACTGGGGCCACTGTCAGATTTGCGGAAGCAAGCACAAGCTAAACGTCAAGAGTAATCAAATTGCTGATCACGGTTACACGTTAGAAGGATGGAGATCTGGCGGATGTAATGGCTCATTTTGCTTGCCGATTGAGCTGTCATGCGAAGAGGTTAAAAAAGAAATCGTCAGGTTAAAAAGAGAGCTTGAGCAGTATCAGGAAATGGAGCGTAAAGGCAAAAAAGTTCCTGAAGGTCAGATCACTTATGGACCTAGGCGTGGTGAGACTATTTACGGCGAGCCTTCAAAGTACATTCGATGGTGTGAGAACGATATAGAGCGGCTTGGCGAAAAGGTTGCAAACTGGAAGCCTGTTGCGATCGAAGACCTTGAAGAAGTTTTGTATGACGACAACATAGAAGCGAGGTCCGCGTAAGCGGGCCTTTTTGTTCTAAAAAGAATTAAATTAACTTGTACAAAAAACTATACAACGACACGGGGTTAGTAGTATAATTTTTTCGTCTTAAACAAAACAGGAATGGAAGTATGAAATTAGAGCTAACCAAAGCACAAGCTCAACACATTAAATATTTAATGCAAAACGATATATCTGAAAACTCAAAACTCTTGAGTTGGGGTCATCACTGTGTTGATAAAAGGTTTTGCAGGAACGCCATAAATCTTTGTCAAAGAATATTGGATAAGATGGAGGAGGCGTAAAGCATGAATAACAAAGAACACAACACAGGATACGGTTGGGTCATCAGGCCACCAGCAAGTCTTCTTGAGAGGTCCGAGAAAATTGACGACAGCCCAGACGCTGCTTACATAGAGATCTATTATCTTGACGGCCACGATTGGGTTGTAAACTTTTACAACGAGGGTGGCACAGCTCTTTACATTCTGGGCAACGAAGACGAGTACCCATACCCTGAGTACTTCTACCGCAAGCGTGAAGCGATTCAGTCAGCAAGCAAGTATTTGATGGAGGCTAGTCGTTATCCTCATCTGCAAGAAATCAAGGTGTTCGGCAAGGACGGAAACTTGCAGCGCACTATCCAACAGGTCGACGCATGGCGAAGCGCCGGTCCTGCAACTAAAGCCAGCTAAGGAGAAGCAATGGAAAAAAAGAAAACATTGAGCGATGAAATCTCTGAGGAACTCAAGAAGTTCCAAGAGAATGGCGGGGTGATCCAAGAGATCCCCATTGGCACCACCGCGTTGAAGGACAAAGGTGTCTCCAACCGAGTTAACCGTTTTAAGATAGGAGATAATTTTGCCCGTTTCAAATAAGAAAAAATATTACAATCGTGTGCGACGCACCTGCCTGTTGTGGAATATCGAAATTGTGTTTATCGGAGAACATAAAAACTATCGTAGAGTTGAGCTTAGAGTTGTGAAGGGCAACCCGCCTCACACAACTTCACAGTTGTTGGTTAGCCAGACTGCGGAGGACTCTAGTCCGCTCAACATCGATTGGAAGAAGTTCCACAATGAATTGACTGATTACGGTTTTGTTGGGGGCGTTAAGTGAAAAAGGAATTTGCAAGTATTGCAATCGCAAAGGATGTGGCCAATCGCATGGACCGCGCAAGAGACTCGATGTCTAAAGCGTTTGGTTACACCTTGTCGCGCACCCAGTTTTTTGAACTAATGATTTCCAAGATGGAAGATGACATCAGGAGCAAGGAGGCAGTTAACCATGGGCAGTCCTAAAAAACAGATTCACAACATATATGGCTACTGCCGGGTATCGACTACTGAGCAAGCCGAAAATGGCATTTCGATCGAAACTCAAAAAGAATTTATTTCAGAGTTTGTCAGGGAGAAGTTCAACCTTGAAGTAACCCAGTGGTTTATCGACGCCGGAGTGTCTGGCACTGTTCCGATTCTTGAGCGCGACCAGTGTCGAGCAATGACAGATGTCATTGACGAACATGACGTTGTGATCGCAACCAGAATCGATCGGTTGTCCAGAAGCTGCAAGGACTTACTTGCGACTATACCTAAGCTTGAGGAAAGCGGGATTACACTTTACTTGTGTGAGCAGTTTGGCGACATGCCGGTCGTTTATCCTGCGGACTTGAAAGCCAAAGGTTTGAACTCGAAGTACGACATGAACACTTTGGTCAACAAGATCATGCTGATGGTGTTGTCTGCTGTTGCGGAGATGGAGTTTGAGAACACCAAGAAAAAGTTTGCCGAGGGCAAAATATCTTGGGCGCAACGTGGATACGCGATCGGAGGATCGGCGCCATTTGGATTTCGCTTTGAGGAAGAGAAGATGAAAAACGGTAATCGCGTCAAGACCAGAAAGAAACTGGTAGAGGTGCCGAAGGAGCAGGATGTGCTTAAAACCATCCACAACTGTGTGAAGCGAGGTTTGGGTGCGCGTCGTATCGCTAGGCAGATACAGAACACCCACCCAGAGTTTCCTGATTTTCATTATCGTAAGGTTGAGCGAATCCTTCAGCGCAAGCATCAGGGTTTGCATTTATCTCATTAATGTTCATCATATGGTTATGACTGCTGTAGAAAAAATAAATGAATCAATTGAGCGAGTAGATGCGATGCTCGAAAGAGATTTTATGACCCAGCCTGTGCGAGAAATTCTGACAGAAATAAAAGGTTTGTTGGAAAGCGCAAAGGCGGACCTTAGCTAATGGCAAACATAACCGGCTGGGGCAGAGGCACTTGGGGGCAAGGAACTTGGGGTGAGCCGATTGGCGTTGAGCTAACCGGCTTAGGAATTACCTCCGGCCTCGGCAGTGTTACGACTAGGGGCGATAACAACATTTCTGTTACCGGCCTCGCTTCTACTTCCGGCTTGGGCGCTTTGACAGTCACTGGTGTTGCGAATGTTTCTCTTACGGGCCAAGCAGCTACCAGTGCGTTAGGCTCGTTAACTGTCAACGCCGCAGCAAATGTCACCCTCACAGGACGCGCAACAACTTCCGGTTTAGGATCTGTTACCGTCTTACACAACGCGGTGGTAGAGCTTACTGGGTTGCAGTTCGCAGCGTCTGTTGGCGAACTAAGCGTTAGCGCGGCAGCAAATGTCTCGCCTACCGGGGTTGCTGCTACCTTTGGGCTTGGCGATCTTATGATCTGGGGCGAGATAGACACTTCGCAGACAGCCGGTTACTCAGCGGTATCAACTTCACAAACGGCCAGTTACTCGGCCATTGATACAAGTCAAACACCAATTTATACTGAGATCGAAGCTGGCAGGGATGCTGCCTAAATTTAGGAGAAAACAATGGTAACCTACGTTAATGACCTGCGCTTGTCGGAATTGGCCACCGGGGAGGGAAGCGGGACTTGGGGCACTACCACAAATACTAATTTAGAGCTGATCGGTGAGGCTCTAGGTTATGGGACAGAAGCCATAACCACCAACGCTGACACTCATGCTACAACAGTAGCTGATGGCTCAACTGACCCCGGCAGATCCATGTACATTAAATACACTGGAACTCTTGATTCTGCCTGTACGATTACAATAGGGCCGAACACACTATCTCGCGTTCACATCATCGAAAACGCAACTTCAGGCTCACAAAACATTATCATCAAGCAAGGCTCTGGCGCAGAAGTAACCATCCCTAATGGTTTTGTGAAAGCTGTCTATCTCGATGGAGCAGGTAGTGGTGCTGCTGTTACTGAAGCGTTTACCGATTTAAGTGTTGGTGGCAACCTGTTGATTGATGGAACTACCCCTAAGTTAACTATAGGGGACGGTGGTGCAGAAGACACGGCAATAGTGTTTGATGGAAACGCACAAGATTTTTACATTGGTTTAGATGATTCAGCAGATGACTTGATTATTGGATTAGGTTCTACGGTAGGTACAACCCCAATTATTTCTATTGATGAGAACAAAGACGTAGCCATTCCTGATGGTGGTTTGACTATTACAACGGATGACAACACAACTCAGCTAACTTTAAAAAGCACTGACGCTGATGAAAGTTCTGGGCCAGTTTTGGACATGATTAGAGATTCGGCCTCTCCGGCAGACAGTGATGTTTTGGGCCGCATTAGGTTTCGTGGTGATAATGATGCAGGTGAAGAAACCACGATCGTTTATCTGCAAACGTATTTACATGACGCAAGTGATGGCACAGAAGATGGCGGTTTAGATTTGTTTGCTCGCCAAGCAGGGACTCTTAACAGAAGAATCACCATTAATTCGTCCGGCGAAATTTGTTTCAACGAAGACAGTGCTGACATAGATTTTCGTGTAGAGAGCAACGGAAACGCTAATATGCTTTTTGTGGATGGTACTAATGATCGTGTAGGAATTGGTACAAATTCACCAACTAGACAACTTTCAGTAGAAAACACACTAGCAAACTCTGGTGGTGTAATTGGATTAACAAGTTCTGACTCTTCCACAAGCGGAACTTTAGGAATTTTACATTTTGGTAATAGTACAGACAGCTCTTTAGTTTCAATTAATGGTATTGCAGACGGTGCCACCGATGCAGGAGCTTTAATTTTTAAAACAGAAGCAACTGGGGGTTCTATAGAAGAAAGAATGCGTATTAGTTCATCGGGAACAGCAACTTTTCAGCATCCTATTGTTGTTCAGTCAGGAGCAACTCAAGGGTACTACATAGAGAATAACGCTGGTAACGCTACTACTCCAAGAATTACAAACGATGCAAATGACCACACGGTAATTAGACCCGGAAAGTCAGGCGGTGCAGTACAGTTTAACAACTTTGCAAATGATGCAGAGCTTATGAGGCTAACGGATGCTGGACTTTTAGGAATAGGAGCGAGTTCACTCGATGCAAAATTAACAGTCTATGGTGAAAGCAGCGGCGGGTTTAACAGTCGATTTACAAGTGGCACTAACTATCAAGACTTTACTTTATTTTTTGACACTGCTAACGGAAACGGAACAGCAAACTTTAGACCAGTAACTTTGCCGGGGTCTGGTGCAGCCAATATGGCATTTAGGTTTAGAACCAACACCTCTGGTAGCGCATCTACAAATGCCAATGTGGTAATCGACGGCTCATTAGGAAAAGGCTCTGGGTCGTTTTTAATTGACCATCCTCTTGAAAGCATGACAGAAACGCACCATCTTTATCACTCCTTTATAGAGGGGCCACAAGCAGATTTAATATATCGTGGGAAGGTGGAATTAGTGAATGGCAAGGCGGCAATAAACATTGATGAAGTGTCAAACATGACAGAAGGCACATTTTGTTCTCTTAACACAGATACACAATGTTTTACTACGAATGAAACAGATTGGGATTCAGTAAAAGGATCTGTAGAAGGGAATATTTTAACTATTGAGTGTCAAAACGCATCATCAAGTGCAACGATTAGCTGGATGGTAGTGGGCGAAAGGTGCGATAAACACATGCTTGATACTGACTGGACAGATGATAATGGCAAGGTTATTCCTGAAAGGATTAAACCAGAAAATTATAACGACGGGCCAACATTAGAGGAGGCGTAGATGGCAGCAACATGGAATATCGCAAATTTAGATCGACAAGTCTCTATGGATGGTAAAGCTGATGTAGTAACCGCTGTTCATTGGGAAGTTGCTGATTCTGAGGATGTAGGATCGGGAGATGATGCGGTAACACACACAGCACGAAGGTATGGATCTGTAAGTTTAGACACATCTGACCTTTCATCCTTCACGGCTTACGCTGACATTACAGAGGCTAACGCAATCGCTTGGGTAAAAGCGGCTTTCGGTGCAGATCAAGTAGCCGTGTACGAAAAAGCAGTTGCCGATGAAATTACAGAATCAAAAACCGCAACAACAGGCACAGGAGTCCCGTGGTAATGAAAACTAAATATTTACAAATTCACGATCTAGCAAACACTTTACGTTTAATTGATGTTGCAGCTAAACAAGGTTTGTTTTCTGGCGATCAATTAATGACTATCGGCACGATGCGTGAAAGATTTAATGCTGAGTTAAAAGAGCAAGCACCATCAGAAGATAATGTTGCTAACATCGCAGATGCTGATGAAGAGCCAAAGGTTGAAGCTTTGTCTGAATAAAAACTGAAGGAAAAAAAATGGATTTTATTGCAGACTTACTTATATACGCCAGCCTGTTCGTGACAATAAGCAGTGCTATTTGCGCCGTAACGCCAACGCCAAAAGATAACGAATTTATGGGTAAGTACATTTACCCAGTGATAGAAATGGTTGCCCTGAACATTGGTAAGGCAAAAGAAGGATCTACGACTAACCCAATTAAATTTGTAAAGAGGTCAGACTAAAGACTGACATTTGCGAATGCAGCCTCAACCTTACAGTTTTCATGCGCTACCAGCAGTTTTTCTAATGGAAACTCAACTGCCTGAAAATCTCATAAATCAGCTTAACGACTATCTCGATAAGTTAATGATCGATGAAAATAGAATCGACCATTCAGGCACTTTGGTAGGGCAGATAGGGCATGGTCAACAACTCACTATGAATCACTTGTGCGAAGAAATGAGTGACTTCAATATGTTTATTCAAGGCATGGGTCAGGAGTATTTAAAAAAATACATGGAGTCAACTGGTACTCAGTTGTCTGGGAACAGATTGATTGAAACAGATGAATTGTGGTCAGTACACAGTTACGAAAGAGATTACAATCCAATTCATGACCACGGCACAAAAACCATTACAGGAATAAGCTGCACTTGCTGGACAAAAGTCCCACAACAAATATTAGATCTGCCAACCGCTGGAAGCCCAGAGTACAGTCTGTATAACGCATCTGGTCATCCTGATGGATGCCTAGCATTTAACTATGGCAGAAATAGTTTGATTGATGTGGATCGACTTGCTCCTCCTCAGTCGTTTATAATAAAACCAGAGGTAGGCAAATTTTTGCTTTTTCCAAGCTGGCTCCAGCACATGGTTTATCCATTTGAAGGCGAAGGAGAAAGAAGGACTGTGGCTGCAAACTTGAACGTATGGACTGTAAAAGATGATGGGACAAGGCACTAAATAATGGCTGAAATGACTGTCGCGCAAAAACGTAAAATGATTGCAGAGCTGAAAAAAGCAAGCAAGATGCATGCTTCTCAAGCAGCACGTTTAGAGAAAACGCTAAAGAAAAAGTAATGTCTGATTCTGAGGCGTTGTCTGAAATCAAGACCCATGAGCGCGAATGCGCTATTAGATACGAACACATTGAAAAACGCCTAGACGAAGGATCTGCAAAGTTCAAGAGATTAGAGATGTTGCTCTGGGGCGTTTATCCCTTCATGATTGTGACAATCGTAGCCGCTAAATTTTTATGACCTATGCAAGGTGCAATATTAGCTTTCATGTTAATAACCGTCATCGAAGGCAATGTGGCGCAGGGTTCAGAACAGATGTTATTTCGAGACATCCACCGTTGTCAGCAATTTGCCTACTGGATCGAACATAATTGTAGAGACCCCCGTTGCCGAGGTGGTATCAAGCAACAGAATATTACTGCATACTGTAAGCCTGTCATGGCGGGAGCCAACCAAAAGTTTTGGGATTGAATATGAGCATATATAGCGGTTTATTTTACATACATGAAGAAAAGCGATTTGCTCGATGGGATGAGTACATGGAGTTTTATCGCCAACAGCGGTTGAAAAAAAATGCCTAAGAAGTTACAAGAAAATTCGATTTGGGCGAAATACGATCTAGATTCGGACGGGACCGTGGACGATCAGGAGCTTGAGCGAGCAACGCAAATGCTGGAATTAGATCTACGAGAAGAGAAACAAGATAGTCAACGCAGAATAGCTTGGGTTGCTATGTCCTCTATGGTTCTCTACTCATTATTGCCTTTGTTCCCTTTTGTCCCAGAGGAAAGACTTAGCACCCTTTCTGCTCTTTCCGACATGCTCTTTCTTTCACAAGCATCGATTATAGGGTTGTACTTCGGCGCTACCGCCTACATGTCTCGCAAACCGTAGAGGTTTACCATGATCATTGAAAGCGTCGCAGCAGCCGGTGCAATCTTGTCGACCATAAGCACCGCCATTAACAAGTTAAATGAGGTTGGTGATGGTGCTGCGAAAGCAGTTGAGTTGATGCAAGGATTTTCTGACGCGCTAGATTCGTTTGAGCGTGAAAAGAAAGACTCGGTTATCAACAACCTGTCATCTCAAGAATTGCTAAAACTCGAAAGCATAAAGCATAGAAGGGATCAGTGGGAAAAGTCGCTTCACGACATGCTCGTAATTCACGACCCAGCTCTGTTGCAAAGATGGGAAGACGCTAAGGCTAGGCAGAAAGCTAACCATAAACGACAGATGGAAGCCATCAAAGCAAGAGCTGCTGCCAGAAAGAAAATGATTCAACAAATTTGGGTCGTAATGGGAGTAACCGCCATAGGGTTACTTTGTGCATTTATTTTGATCGGAGGGATCATACTGATTTTTAAGTGATGGATATAGGAGCAGCAACACCCGTTAATCA